ATCAAGCCACTCTTCAATAATCACCCCATCACCGATCTGACAAAGAACCAAATTGCGACATTCCTTCCATTGGGCATCATTCACCTGATTATATCCAGGAGCCAAAACAACCATTTCCTTAGTAGAAGGAACCGGAATAACCTTAACACCATTCTTAGTCCAATTCACTAGCATAAACACTCCTTGTGCCTATATGGCTACTTTCTTTTAAGAAACCCCACAAGGAGGATTAGTTCCTTGTGGGGCAGATTACTCAGAGTCCGTCTACGAAGCAGATACTCAGAGGATAGTGGAAAACAACGCCAGCGATACGAGCGAGACAGGGAATGGTATACGCCAGACCCTTCTTCTCCGCCTCGAACTGCTCAAAGGGAATGGGAAGAATAAGCTCCAGGTGGTCGGCATCGTTCTTGAACACGATAGCCCTAGTACCTGAAGTGTCGCTCGCGGTCTTCAACTCATTGAGCCATTCAATCTTCTTAATATGCTGATTGGTCCGCATAAAGTAACTAAGAACAGTCTCGTCAGAATACGTACCAAGACGCTTAGTCTGAATGAGGTTGTACTGAGCCAGAGGCAGAAGCATGGTATCAGGAATTTCCACGCCGTTAGTAGCCTCAATAACCGCATACACCATGCCATTCATATCCGCAAGAATCTCGTCGGCAGTCTTAACCGCCCACGTATATCCCGCAGTACCAGAAGTAAGAGTAAACTCAGTCGCACCAGAGCAACCGAGGAATCCAACAAGATTAGTAGCAGAATCGCCGGAGAAGGCGATAGAGTTAATCTTGTCCTCAATGGCCCGACGAGCGGCGTCCGCCCTACGAGTCTCAAGGGGGAACCCAGTCATCTGAGCACGTCGAATCTCCTGAATAGAATATCCATACGCACTACCAAGATCATGCGGCTTGATAGAAGTCTCGGTACCATAGACATCCACACGAGGGAAGTCAGTGGCATAATCGGACACCATCTTCGCACTACCAACTCTAGTATAGGAACGATAAGTAATTTCAGTGGCAGCCGGGCCAGCAGAGGCATCTACAGGAAGAAGCCCCAGGGCCTTATTGGGCGCCCACTTAGTATCATACGACTTAGCCTTAATAACCTCTAGCTCACGCTTGAAAAAAGCGGACTCGTTAGCGTCGAGGTTCATTGCATCAATATGTTCAGCCATTTTCTACCTCCTCCTTACGCTACGAGCTTGATGCCGTTGACTTCAACAACAGCCAGACCGGACACGGTGGCCTGATTAGTGCGGAACATACAGCCACCGTCATAATTACCGGAAGCCGTAGTAGTGAACAGACCAGACGAATTGGCGTAAGCAGCTTTGGGAGCATCAGCAACCGCAGCAGCAACCTGAACCCAAATCTCGCCCTTCTTCAGAACATTCACAACATCATAAATCGCATAAGTCCCGACATCCCCGATATGGGAAATCTGACTAGCAACTGCAATACCCATAAACACATCACCGCTAGAATAGGTGGAATGGACAGAAGTAACCGTGCCGGGAGTCTGATAAACAGGACGACCGGGAGTAACAGCTTCGGCCGCAGGATAGCTCTCGATGAAGCAATCCTGGGTGAGTCCATAGGGAAGACCTAGAATAGCGGAATCCATAGTACCATAAGCAGCCATGATTCCTCCTTATTCCTTTACTTTCTTAGTAAGTCTATCAATATATGCCTGTCTAGCCTTCTCGGCATTAGGGGCATCCTTAGTATCCGTCTTGTCCACGCTATCCGCATTGAGCTTCCGAGTCTCAGCATCGGCATTCAGCTCACTCTCAAGCTGTTCAACCGCACCATCAAACCGAGCATCAATGTAGACCTGATCCTTGCCATCCAGATTAGCCTTGGGGAACGCCTTCAGGATAACCGCCTTCTGAACGGCGACATTATCCATTGAATCGGCAACCTCGACACCAACTTGCTTAGCAACCTCAGCAAGAGAAGCCTTCTTAACCTCAACATCACGCTTCGCGGCCTCATCAGCCCTAGCCTTCTCAAGCTCCTTCACCTTTGCCTCGGCCTTGTCCGCCCGATCCTTATGGGTATCGCGCTCGGCCTCAATCTTAGCCTTCTCCGCAGTCAGAGCATCAAGGCTAGTCTGAAGACCGTCTGCACGATCCTTTTCCGCCTTAATAAGACTCTGAACTTCGGAGGCATCTACCTTGACAACCACATTCGTGGGTTCTGCCATTGTTTCCTCCTCAATCTTGTCATTACTATTTATTAGTACCGCATCTGCGGAATCTAACCTAATCCTTGCCTGATCGCCCTGCCTCGCCCTGTCTACCACCGCGACGTGATTTGCCCTGATCTTACGTTGGATGCAGTCATATGCCATTCCTCCAAACACACCAGGAGAATTCTCAATTTCAGCATCATAGCCAACACTGAGAGCCCTTTTACCTGCCATGATATCTGCAATAGCGGTAGCGTCCTGGATAATCATATCAATCGTAAGGAACACATTATCCCGATTCATGGGATTCTCACCCAAGTTACCAACTTGGTACTGCTTCACGTTCTCGGCAGTGACTTTCTCATCTGGATGATCGTTGGTGACTGGTTTCAGTTTATAGGACTCCAGAGAATCCTCTGCAAATACATCATCAGGGAGGCGGAGTTCCCTAACAACCGTTCCATCGGCCATCAAATATGGGAAAACGCCAATAGAAGTAACGCAGGCCTTCCCCTTCAGATAGCCCTCTGGGGTTTTAGTAAACGCTTCCGTCATCCAAGCCGGAGCGTCCACTGTATCAAATCTATGGACGACAGCCATTACTTCCCCTTCTTGGGGGTCTTCTTGCCGCCACAACCGTCTTTCGGCATCTTCTCAGATTTACCTTTCTTTTCGTTTTTCTCACCACAAGCCATATATGGAACCTCCTATATATTAAAAATCATATATATCTAATACCTCTATACCACAAAAATCAGTCCTTGTCAACCCCCTAGAAACTAATATTTCAATCGTAATTAACTATGGTACAACAAAAAACCGCCCCCGAAGGAGCGGCTACTAATAAAAACAATGTCCTATACCTAAAGTAAACGGGTAAATTCCTCTTCGGCAGTTTTCCAGGACTCATCCAAGAAGCAATCCGAGTATTTCTTATACACCTTACCAGGATGGGTTGCAATAGCAAACGTAGCCGAAAATGCCGTCTTATTAAATGCAGGGGTTCCGGTTGTCTTCCTGATATCTGACAGTTTGCGGTATAGAATGGGCAAATTAGGATAAACAGGCATTTCTTCAAACTTATCCTTAGATAGGATATCGTATTCCTTTATCCAGTCATACCCTAGCAAATGTGCCAGAACTACAGCAGTACGTATAGGAGCTGTGGTAAAGGTGCTCTTGTTAGTTGTAGAGATATTCTGTATCTCCCAATCTACAATTTCAGGGTATTTGGTCAGAAAAATAGCAACGTCGTCATCCTTCCTAGTACGGGACTTTCCAGCACTGCAATCAAAATTATTAAACATAAATACAAAAGGTTCTAGGTATTTACGGGGGATGCCAAGAACATCACTGGTTGAACGAGGCCTACCTGTATCAATAGGCCGTCCCATAGCAGTGCGCTTATCAGGATAATAACTGACCAATAGAGGCACTGCTATACCAGATCGAACAATCGCAACTAGGCGGTTTTGCCCATCTACCAGTTCCCCCTCAGCATTAAAAGCAATTCCTTGGTGGGATAATTCCCAATGCCCCCTAGTGATTATCTTGCCATACTCACCAATACGGGCACTGTTCAAGGGCCTATTGGACTTGTTCTTGGCTAACCACTTCAGGGCCATTGCCGGGGTAACTATTACCTCTTCAGTCTTTAATGAATTCATACTTCCTCCTGGGCTTATATACCCGAGGGCAAATATACCATTATCCGTTCAGATAGTCAAGAGAAATCTATGATGCCAGCACCTTTTCTAATTCTGGAATCCATTCTCTTAACACACTATCTAGGGGAAGCATCCTTAAAACATCTAGGATTTTCTTTGATCCCTCACTATTTGTAGAAAAACTAACATCCCTTCGTATACTATCATCAGTACCCATGTTTTCATGCTCTTCCCAGCATTGTCTAAATCCATATAAATCATTCATTTCTTTGAGAGTAGGATTATTTTCAAAAACATAAGCTACCTTCAAAATATCTCTAAATGAAAATACATACCCAATTTCATCCACTTTATCCTTAACCTTAAAAATTGCAAATAACATATCATCCTCCTATATTGAGTGATTCATTCCGCCAAAGCATATTTTATAAATAACTGAGTCTTTATAAGAATTTCCTCAAATTTCTTTCTACAATCCCATTCAAACTGATTATACTGTTCACACATATAAGATCGTCTACAAGATTCCCATATTTCATCATTAGTAATTTCCTCTGTAGATAACTCAATAAACCTATCCTTATTGTGATCCCTAAGAATCTTATTCATCCCACCCTTAAATATAGAACCAACAGGCTCCATGTCTTTATCTCGTATCCATTGAGGTAAATGTTCTGCCAGTTCATGTTTAACATCTTTAATGTATTGTTTATAAGAATCATCGGAAAGAACAAACTTCGCCAAATAAGGGATATCCCCACCATACATAGCATAAGTGCCAATATATCCTATATGAATAGGAATAACGTCAAAATGCTCAAAACAATTCTGAAACTTTTTCAATTCATACTCACTAAACCCCTCTTCTTCTAATTTTGCAAAGCAAATGCTCTTACTCATATAATCCTCCTATATTGGATAGATATAACTTAAACGGATTTAACAATCCGTCCTAAACACCCTTGTCCTGCCCTCATATGAAGAATCATCCTCTTCCTTATGTATTCGTGTGCGATGCTCTTCAGAAATCTCCACATAATCCCCAGATTCATTGATTTTCACCTTAATTTCCCCATAATGCATTCCTTCAATTCCGTTCCTAATAACATCTAGGATTTCAGCAGTGCATTTCATACTTCCTCCTCAAATGGTTCCTTATCTTTAAGTCTTTTGAAAAGTGCCATTGTAACCTTACAATGTGCATCATGTTTTCCACCATACATAGGATTATCTATTCCCGCTTCACAAAAACAATCCCCATTATAAAATCCCTTTAATGCAGACACGAGTTCTTTTCTAGTTATCATGCTTCCTCCTCTATCTCTTTATCTATTTCTGACAATAACGGTAAAAAATATGGACTGGCATTACATCTACAACAAATTTCAATCCCCGGCGCTACCATAGGCATCAAGGCTGTTCTGGGCAACCATGTTCTTCCATCCGTGGAATAAATAGTAGAATTACTCCATCTGCAAATAGCATAATCAATCGCCCAATGACTCGGAACTGCTTTAGGATATTTGCCCCTTGGATTACCCCGGACTGCTTCGTCCCTTGAACTTTGCCAGATATATCCGTCACTGCCATAACTCAAATCCTGTTCTCGGGCAATAAAAGAGTTTAGTTTTCCGACTTGATCTCTGGCAATTAGTTCCGCTCTGTACCCCGTAATTTTATCAGAAAGCCCCTGAATGGCCTCCTTCATTTCTTGCTGGCTCCATCCTGACTGCCAACCAGTCATTAACATCGTATTAAGTTTACCTACATACTCTTTACTCAAACTTTTTATTAGCTGATAATTCGTCGCTTCCCAATTCGCCTTCATAGCAGGCCACCATGACGCCCCACTCATAGATAATGGCATTCCCGTCATAACCTTAGTGATCTTCAAGTATTGTAGATTCTCAAATCCAAACACCTTTTCCGCTACATGCTCTAACATCTGCCCCAAAGCACCTGAAGATACATAGGTAGTCCCATAAACCAAAGCCAACTGCTGTTCAAGCTCGTTAAGTATCTGCTCCAGTTCGTCTGTATCAGCATCTTCCCTCAGATCATCCTTACGGTATAACTTGGGTATAACTACAGATAACCTTGAAATAGCCAGATCGACTATTTTCTGCTGGTAGGCGGATATATCCTTAGCGTAGGTTTCCTCTATGGCAAAGGGGTAAAGCATCTTGAAGGTGGGGTTACTATTCTTAACCCGCCATGCCTTAGTATGCTGTTGTCTGTATAATTTGACGAAAAGCCTAAATTCTGATGGGTTCATTTGACGTTATCCAATAGCTCAGGATTTTCATGGATATTACCTATAATTATACAATAATCAGTTTTGGTTTGGGTAAGTTGCCCTCCCATTTCTCCATATTCGTAATCTGCAAAATGATCTCTATGTCTTACTTCTCCTATATAACCCATATTATACATATATCGATATGCTCTTATAGTTTTAAGTATATCCCCTTCATAAATCTTATTTCCATTTTTATCCTTTAATCCTGTGAATTCTTCAATTAAAACATTATCAAAATCATATAAAGATTCCCCTCCTTCAGACCATCTCAAATGATCTCCATATTTATTCAACAAACAATCGTCTTCCCATTCCTCTTCTTTGACATTCCAAGTTCTATATTCAATTTCCCTCATATTATTTCTCCTCCACCTTCTTAGGCTCTTCCTTCAAACTATTCAAATCCTCTTCCGTAGGTTCTACAGGCTCAGGCACTTCCACTACCCCTATCAACCCTAGAGTATCATGCCTAACCTCGTCCGCGTCAAGTGCCCCCATAGACACATAGGTATTATTCATAGTCGCCTCGATCTGCCTAGTCTCCATATCCGTCTTGGCAATCTTAGACTTTTCTTCCTCAGAAAGCTGGTAGAGGCTATTGAAGGTGAACTCGGGAACCTTCTTGATACCCTTCCAAGCGCAAATCAAATCCACAGTTCGTCTAATGGGGGGAGCCAACCTATTCTTCTGAGTAGCTTCAACCAAATCATAATAGTTCCGTAAATCATTCTCGCCGGTGGCATTAAGGCCGGCAGGAGAACGGCCAAACAAACGAGTTACAGGAATACCTGTAGTACCGGACAATCCAAGCATGGAACGGTCGATAAGTTCAGGCAATCCCGCCACGGTGCTGTAGTCCCTAGCCATCTCATCTTCACTATCCATAACCACGGCATTTATGACCGATTTGCTTGCATTCATTACCTGAAGCCGCTTGGCAACCGCCGCCTCACCACCCTCCATAGAGAGTATCTTCTTCAAGTCCTTAATGCGTACACGGGAAATAATGAACTCCATGAGGATATTCAACGTAGTCTGGTTTACCGCCCCCAAATCCCTAATACTCTCATAAATGGACTGCAAGCTACTCATACCAAAATATCGAACGCTCATATCTATACCCGATCTAGCCTTGGAAGGGGTGGGATCATTGAAGAAGGGCACTACTCGGGTATAATGAATAAGCATATCGATAAACTTGTCCCCGACATGTAAATTCACCTTGTATTGCAGGATTTTACCAAACATAGGAGACAGGGGATTATAGTCATAAACAGATTCACTAATGGAGACATCTGTCCTGTCTATAACCTTCAAGAACTCTATATTCTTGATTTGGTTCTCTCGTAAGGGCTCAGAAGGCTTTCTACCGTCCATAGCACCGATAAAGATAAGGGAGCCACCATAGAGCCGTTGCCACTTCAAAGCCTCGTTATAAGTAGACTCAGCGGATAGACGAGTGAGTTCATCGTTTATGGTCTTTATATCCTTAGCGGGAAACTTCTTCTCGTCAAAGTAAATCCACTCCCTTGTCTCATCATCGGCTATAATGTCAACTATACGCCTACCAAGTCCCTCAGACATATAGATATTAGTAAGGGTTTCATCGTCAATTATCTCGAAAACGTCCTTGGTAGTGTGAATGGACTTATCAGCGGCAGAACCAAGACCAGATAAGATATTTGACCAGCCATCCTGGTTAGACACCTGAGCAATTAGTTCATCATTATGCTGTTGCTTCTCTACTGTGGCTTTATTTAGAGAACCTTTAGGTCTACTCATTCATCGCCTCCTCTAATTCAATATCATTATGAAGTTCATTACCCCATATATCCCATCCATCCGTTTTCTGCCTTGCAAATAATTCAATTCTAGGAATATCCCCACATAATTTAACTATTAACTCTTTAATAATAGCAGGTTTCTCAGAATGCTTTCCTATGGGAAATCGCACCAATTCACTAATACTATGATCTATCGCTTTAGGATTCCCTTTTGTCCCCAATAAACAAATTTCAGTATTTCTACGAGTCCATTGCCCCATACCAAAAAAATCAGAACCAGCCTTTTTATTTTCCTTTACCCATGTAAAAGCATTTGTTTTATAAAAAAATCCCCATTGTTTCATTGTATGTAATGCTTCAGGAAGCATTGGAAAGCTCGCCCATAAAAACAAAACGCAATCATCATTAGTTATAGATTCTACAGGAAAATCATATATGTCTACACTTCTAAGACATCTGTAAGGAGTGTTTTGCCCCCTACCCCCACTAATACCTGAACTTATAGAATAACTCCAGGGAGGATCGGCATAAATTATGCTATATTTCTTCATATTTCTCCTTAAAATATATAAATCTAAATACTTATATACCACTTCATCCTAAAAGTCAATACCCTAAATAGCATAAAAACCGCCCCTGGAGGAAGGGCGGTAGGAGGGAGATGAATGGATTTTGGGATGGATTACATAGAATCTACTTCAGACTGATCCCATAAAGTCTCATTTACAGGACAATCCTTCTCAATATCCCAAAGAGCAATGAAAATACAAGGTCCACTTGACCAAGGTTCTGCCTGAACATAGTCCTTGTACTTCAAACATCCATTTTCGTAGTAATAATGAATGTCCCAAACAGGTTCACCAAACATACCTTCTAGTTGTTCAGGAGTTTCATCGTTGGTGGTACTCTGAAGTTGCTGTTCTTGAATGAACTGTACTGCCTTTTCAGATAGCCCCATAACATTAGTCTGTCTGCTCATTTGTTTCTCCTTGCCCCTAATATATTATGGTTGGGAGGGGAAGTCAAGAAGGAAACTACATGTTCCAAACATTCCATTGGTTCGTGAATGCAATAATAGAATATCCTCCGTTTTTGGCTAAAGAAGCAGCAGAATCCGGTGCATCGTCCGGTTCCTCCCCTTCTCTCCAATCAGACACTTGCTCTATATAGTCGGGGTCAGATTCTTGCGCAAATTCGGTCTGCTTAAATATTTCCCCTAGATAGTTAATAATCTTACTGGATTTTTTCTCCGGTTCATGGTAGCTATTCATCCAAATACCCTTCTGTCGCAATATAGGATTTAATTCCAAAATATCGTTAGTATACCCTCTATCTGCATTGTCCTCACTATATACCTCTCGAACATTGTACTGCACTAATTTTTGAATGATAAATGAGAACCAGTCTTTTATGTTCCCATCAGAAACAAACCCCACCAGATTCAATCTGTCATTCTTCTGTCTGCCTATAATGGTAAGAGCACAAAAGTGATCGCCCTTATAAGCTGCATCAATATGAGCCTTGATATCCGTATTATCATCATGCCAAACTCCCATATGAGGATTAGCAAACATTAAGTCTGCATCGTTCTCGAATTTCAGATCGTAGTTAATGGCATAAAGTATCTTAGTAGTCTTTTCCTTCTTTTTAGCTATTTCTGCCGGAGTTAATAGTCCAGTGGCACTTACTGGATAGTCCTTTGCTGGAGGGAGTATTTCCCAACAATCATGTCTATGCCAAGGTGTGCCTTGGTACATAACACGTTTACCAGGATCAGCGATATTAGTACGTAATTCTTGAATAACCATTTTAGTTCTAGCTCGTTCCGCTTCAGATTGCCTGTCCTCCTTATCGATAAAGTCATCACAAATTATATCATCATAGTGGCTCCCGGTCATACTACTATCTAGTCCCAAAGCAGTAACAGATGCTTCCTTGGTTTTAGTTTTTTTGGCGCTTACTTCAAAACAATCACTTCGTTTGATTCTAAATTTCCAATTAGGTTCTCCCCAAGCTAATTCAAACAAAGGATATATGGTATCCATCATCATAATATTGGTGATATTTCGCATTATCTCACTAGAACCAGTGAAGGTTTTACGTACAATAGCAATACGATTATTAGGATGAAATAAAAGCCACCAGGGAATACCGATTTCAATATTTATTGTTGTCTTATATGCCCCACGATGCGCCCTGAGACAAACATCGTCCTCCGCTTCCCACAAATAACGACACCATTCTGAATGCATGGGCGTGAGTTTATCTTTTCCCGCGAGCCAACCTAATATGTGGGGATATTGTCGTATCTTTCTTAAATGGCTCCAATCGTACAAGTTTTTGCCCAAAATAAACCTCCTATATAATAGGTAATTCACTATATATGATTTTCTCTATATTTGTCAACCCCCATCCCACAATACAAAAAGCCCCATCCGAAACGGACAGGGCATTGTCAGGAGTATAACCTATATTCCTGACAGACTATTCGACCAAATAAGATATCTCAACGGGACAATCTATGATCTCCTTCAACAAGCGCTTATCTGAATATATAGCGATATAAACCCGGATACCATCTTCATATTCTTCATTCCAAACTTCTATTGATGTTACTGGATACCTTATATGATCTATTATTACTGATTCCCCAAGACTCGTAATTCCCACACCTTCACGAGTGACGACTGCTACTTGAGAAGCGTATCTCATCCCCTACCTCCACATCCATCCCACTGATTGATGTTTACACTTCTTACACCGAAGTATCTGTATCCACTTATCTCCCCGAATGCCAGAATTAGCCTCATAATATTGATGAGCCTTCCCCGTTTTAGGGCAAATATCCTCTGATATCTTTCCATCCTCCCGTAAAACATCAAACAAGGTGTTCATATCAATACCTTACCACAAAATTTCTTGATATCACTACGATTCATCATGCCCACATGTCGTTCTATCACATTACCATCGTCATCCTCAATTTGCACACAGGGCAAATTGCATATATTATTATATACAGCGCGATCCTGTTGCAAATCCACATCTACATATTCGAATTTATCTACCATATCAACCGTAATCCCTAGACGCATCATTTCTGCTCCCACAACAGGATACATAGACTTACAGGTAGGACACCATTCAGCACCAAAATAGACCAGTTTCATACTGCCTCCTAAAACTTAGATAGATTAGTAAGAATGGAATAACCCTCCATAAGACTCTGAATAATTGGCCGGTTTGCCTTTACAAATTCTTGTGTCTGATGAAGTGCACTAGAAATCCTATTTGCCCAATCATATCCTGTACCTAAATCAAGTTCTTCTCCCACCTTGAGTCTACTTCGTTTTCCATAGTAAAGATCAAGAAACTTCTCTATTTCCTCGTGACTTACCTCACAAATATACCCATCCTTCGCTTCTCCCAATACCTTCATATATTACTTCTCCTCCTATTTTCCATCATACCATCAGCAATCATCCGTTCGACCCATGGGCCATCCCAAACCCATCCCTTATGCCATTCCTCATCGGTAATAAGTTTCACCCCCTCGAACCTATCTTCCTTGACGGTAATAATCCAGGAATCCCTACTTATCCGAGTTGCATTTTTCATTATCTATATCCATAGGTGCGGTAGTCACCCATTTGTAAAACATCCTAGCTCCTCGACAAAGCCATCCTGCTGCAAACGTCTCTTGGGACCATTCCGCATACTTCTGGGCGATCCATTCATCTGATTTACCGTCTAATTTACTTCCTTGTGCTCTAATTTCTACTATTTCCGCAATCTGATAGTCTTTCATGCCTTCTCTCCTGTACCGTAGGTTCCCCCCACCATTTCCTCGGATTCCCGCAACAAGGCCCACTGCAAAAGCAATTATGCACTGCCTCTGCCTTACCTATCTCACAAGGATTAATCCTATCCTCACCCACAATCTGTTCCATCACCCTCTTACTCTTGTCCCTGTGCTTAAACCACTGAAACCGACGATACTCTTTAGTCCGCTTCATCATCCTTCTCCTTAAAACAAATAGGTTTCTCAACAAATATATCAATAGGTGCTCCTGGTTTACCCCACCAAATATCTGCCTCCTTTTCTACTTTTGAAGTCAATGCTATTCTACAGTCATCCCCATGCCAACATTCCTTGTAGAATGGACAAAAACAACGATCCCTAAAGCATATCATACACACTCCTTCTTAGATGGTCTACCTCGTTTTCTAGGATTCTTAATATAATCCTCTACATCCTGTTTCTTCATGCAAAGCCATCCATCAATAAACACTCCTTGGATACGCCCCTTTTCTCTAGCACGACATAATGCAGTATATGATATACCATATTCTTCACAATCCTTACACACAATCATATATTCATCTGGAATATTATACTTCTTTTCCTTTTTAATTACAACTCGTTGTTTAGTCCATGGTGTACGTGTACTAAACGTCCGCGATTCCACACATAGATGTCGCGGAGCCTCTTTACCGACAGCATCATTCATTGGAAATACCATTTCTCCTTTCGTTTTCAGATATCCTGCCAGATAAAATACAACAACAATATGCTACACCTGTAATTATTACAAGTAAAGCACCTAAAATCCATATACACATATTACCTCCTTCTAAAACTACAATTCGTCTAAAGTATTATTTTTTACATATTTATATTTATCGAACGGGCACAGTAATATATGTATCCTTATAATAAGGCATACGGTTACTACTTATTAAAACTTCGGATTTATCTGGACATCCATGTATTTCCCGTGTCCCGCAGAGCCATTCCTTATCACGACGGTCGCCGTAACTGCGATAGCCCCGCCCTTGCGTAAAAATACCAGGATTCAGTCGCGGCCAGTAGCACTTGTATGTGGAGCAATCCTTGCAGCACACATCGACCTCACGCTTAAGCACTCTGTCTTTGACTTTCATCCCCCCTCCTCCGCGCTCTCGTCTTTCGGCGCTTCGATCGGCTTATATCCTTCGCACCAATCCTCTTTGGGGTGGCATTTCCGCAGGTCCGTACAACTGCCACAATTGCCGTACTTGGTACCAAAGCCGATAAAAGTTTCTCCCTTCGGCGTCACGTGGGCGAGGAGGGCGGTAAGCTTGCAACGGCAATTTTCGAGCGCGTTTTTAATTTCCCACGAATTACCATCTAGCCCTACTTCGGCCTGATTGAGCATCCACGATAGCGCCTCCCTGAGTGCCTTCTCGTCGGTCATAATTCCTCCTTAATAATGCAATTCATCAGTACAAAGCATCCCATCATTATCAGTATATACCACAAACCGTACTTTAGCCTCTCGTAGCGCCAAGGTACATATATTACACGGCCTAGCCATACGAATCAAGCCTTTGCTTGTCATTCTTACCACCACAACCGTCTCAATATCCCGTCTACTCTTCACCAAGGCGGCTATTTCCGCATGTAGGTATTCTCTACTGGCATTTCCACACTTAGTCGTCAACCAATATCGCATTCTTCTTGCACCATGCGTCAAATACAAATTGCATTATCCCATCGCATTGCAAGTCAATTACACGCTCTAGCCCATAAATCTTTTTGTATTCTTCACTTGCCATAAATAACTTATAGGCTTGTTTTAGTTTCATGGTCAACCAAGATCGCGGAGAACTTTATCCAGTGCTTCTAGCGCGATATCCCTAAACGTCTGCTCCTTGCTTGTCCATGCCGGCGTAGCATTTAGGGCATCTTTGCACGCCTCTACAATCTCCCTGTCTCGGGCGCGGATTAGGGCGAGTAATTCCCTGTAAACCTGGCCATATTCTTTTTCCGATATGTCGATGCGAATGGGTAGCCCGTATTCATAGCTGTCATAATCTTTAGCTACCTTGTCTATTGCTTCAAGCAACTCCTCAGCGTTCTGCATGTTTCCCCCTATTTACCGTCGGCCTTGGCGAGGGCTCTTGTCAACTTTGCCTTTATATTATCGTGTCTAGTCCAGTATTGGTTTTTGTTTCCAGAATAAACGCCGTCTTGAATGTTACGCTCCAAAAGATTGTTTATATGATTCCATTCCGCTATAGTTACTTCCAGTGTAAACTTGCTCATGCTTCCCCCCTCCAAAACTAAGATACCAGGAATATACTACTTGGTTTGGGTATTGTCAAATGGAAAATGCAGTTCTTTTTTGATTTTTTCTATGCGCTGTAAATAGTCATCAGGCAAAGAATCCCCCTTATCTACATTCTCCTTCCCCCACAATGGCCTTAAATTCCTATAATTCCAACATATGAATCTATCCTCTTCCTTGCTCATGTCAAAGTAACAGATAGGAACATAATGATCTATATGCCAACCATCTATGCCTCGGTTATCCCAGGACATTCCTTCTATAAATTGAGATTCCAGCCATTCTTTAAGTTCTGGCCCTGTACAACCGAGGTAAACGAAGGTTTTATACCCTTTTCGACCCACTAAAGAGTCTTTGAGGCTATTTCTCATAATACAAATAAGTTGTTTATACGGAGTATCTTTCTTATTGCGGTTTTTCTGCTTTTTAGCCTGTTTATGACGTTCTGACTGGCAATCTTTACATAATTGCATCTTTTTATTCACAGTAGCCATCTCATAAGGAGGTTTTACCTGTCGGCATATATCACAAAAGAAATCCTCATTAATAAAATGTATGATGCTTTGCATATTTCTCTGCAATCTCCACTTATTCTCCAAAGGCTTGGAATATGTTTTCCTAACGCATCTCTTACAAACTGCAACATAATCCTGTAAAGAAATTGCCGGGTGATGCTTTGCGGTAAATTCTGCCAACATTAAAACTTCTCCGCATTTAGTACATTTTCTTTTTCCTTGGGCAAACAAATCTCGCTTTTGTTGAACTAGATTATGTCGTTCTTGTTTTTGCTGATGCTTCAAGTCTCTTTTCATTTTCTGTTCCTCTATTTTAGAGGAATCATTGTATCGTAATTGTCGTTGTTCCGAGTTGCATATTCGACACACCCCTGTATATGTACCTGATCCTTTCATCATTTCAGATAATGGCTTAATCTGTTTGCAATATCGGCATATTTGAGTACCCTTCATCAATAAAGAACGCCTTTCTGCTAATTTATCCAGCTTCTGAGGATTTTTCTGCTTGGCATATTGGTATTTGCATGCATTACAGATATTCCCATAGTTGTCTCGTGATTTATCATAGGGGAAGTCATTGATAGTTTTTTCCATACCACATTTAGTACATATTTTGCTTATAGGAGTCAATTTTTTATGTAAAATTTTAGGAGTGCCATTCTCAACAACCTCTTTTTTGTGCCGTAAATAGAGATCATGTGCGTATAAACTGATGCATGCTTTGCACTCTGCCCTCATCTCCATCTTGTCCCCGCGTTTTCTACTACTGAAACATGAATCGTCTAATTCTTTATGGCATTTAGAACAAACTTTCATTCTGCCTCCTTATTCACTATATATTCAATTATGCATACTTTTACACAAAAGTCAAGAGTCTATGGGCGAATAGCTAATTCTGCAATTCATCGACGGCCAGCAAGAGGGTGTAGCCCCCAACCCCCCACCACCCTCCCCCCTCCATTTTCCCCCCTAAAGCTCCAAGGAAGCCCGCTATTGCGTCCATTGATCCTATATCACTAGACTACTGCCCCGCTATACACTGTCAATCTATATGCTAAACAGTCTACTAATCTATACATCATGCTATGAGCAGCCACTCACTGTATATTATATCATACTAATCTACCCTACAATCCCTAACACTAGACAGAACACCCATTTAGCGAAGTACTTATGTTTACACTGTATTGTACACTCGATCATACTATATTTGTCAAGTATTGTAGACAGTAGGGTAATGTGAATTGAATGGGATTATACTATTGTGTACAGTGAGGCGCGATTAACAAAGAATAAAGTGTATCCTTTATCATACTATATAGAGAAAAGTATATATAAGACAGAGGGAGGAACATTGTACTTAGTTCAATCTTGTATTTATTTCATTATTTATATTCTACTCTTATTCTCTACCTATAAAGTGTATCATTTTAACACACTATAACTGTATCATAAATACACACTATATAATGAACTACATTTACCTATCATATACTCACTCATTCATATGTATCTATTCTATAAATAAAGCACTATATATATTCTACTCTACTGTGCCTTACCATATTACTATGCTTTAATATATAAAAATACCCTAGATATAATAATCTAGGGTATGCTAGTGCATTGTGTTATTATATATCAATCTGCTAATACTACCCTAAAGTCACATATAGGATACTTAGCCTTGGCATTATTTATACACTCATATGCACTATCCTCAGTGTCATATAGTATATCCTCATAATCTATCCATATGTCATAATCTCTAAACTGTACTTTATACATTTTCCACTTCCTCCCTTTCAATCTCCATTCTGTCCTACCTTGACACTTTGACTAGAAGTGTCTTACCCTTACGTTGAATATCCATGTAGTGTTTTGGCTGGACATATTGATTATCGATAGCATACTGTAGCCGATCGCAAGCCGCGGCGAGGATCGACCGTTGTATGCTCTCGTATTGGCTCATGTTAAACCCCCTCGTAATCGCAGCGGCGCACATAGGGGCAAACATGGACAGTCTCACCAATACCGGCTAGAGCATCAGTGAGAGAAGATGCTTTAATGAGGACGAAACCATCGCGAACGTCCATCGAAGAAAAAGCGCCGGAGGTCACAAATGCTTGACCATCGCGGACCTTGTAAAGCCGGGCAGTCATCGGATCGTACATATTGCCTCCCCTTATCTAACCTAATAACAGTATACCATATTTGATTTTATAATACAATAATTTTTTCAATTTTTGTATTATAAATAATAAAAAAATCGACGGTTTTTAGGCCGCCGATTGTAGTCTAGTTGGCATGGTTTATTTATACCTATGCGGCACGTCTTTTTGATATCTTTCTGGAAATTTTACATGCTTTATATTTTCAATGAACGCCATATTTTCATATCCGCCTTTCGGTGCCAAGCTATTTTTTGGCACAATATTATACAGTAATATTGTGCCATGCTCAATAGTAGCAGATATGTGACCGATGTAAAAATCGTATGTATTATCAGCATGAATTTTCTTCATTTTCTCTACCTCCCTATGATGATCGCTCGCCCATATTCCAATACATCGCCGCGTTCCCTTGTACTATACATTTGTATGCTATTCTCCAATATCCTTATATATTGTTTTTCATATATAGTCTTTTCCTTGACAAAAACTTCCTTGGCCGGAATGTCTAAAAGCTCCAGTGGCAAGAAATCGTAACAGGTTATCATAGCTTCCTCTCCTCTAATAGATACTAACATGGCCTTCGAGACTGTTTTCATCTTGTGCGTTTCCGGCCGCTACCCATAAAATACGGATATATAGCTCCCTATCGCTCATGCCTTCTAGTTCCTCTCTGTCCCATCCTCCAGTTACCTTTAGAGCGGAAATGGCGTTTTCTCGCGGAATTTTCTCGAATTCGAAAGAATACTCGTCTACCGTATCGGCACAATCATTGTAACACTCGCCTTGATGGCTACAAACATCGCGCTCACTTTCATCGACAAAATTAAACCAGATATCCGAGCGATCGGCGTCAAGTATAGTCATTTTGACCACCTTTCGCCATTCATAAACCGTGCCAAGCGTTCCCCTGATTCCCTATTTTTACACCGTGTATATATCTTGTCTTTCGTCTCATTGTACACCGTGCCAATATCCGTAGCGATAAAATAATCATATTTGGTAGTATGATTATCGTATACGGTTACTATGCGGCCTTTGCTATCCTTTGTATCAATACGGACGATACGATGATCGAGGATACCACCTCCGCCTAATGATCGGCTATTATGTATTAGTAGCGGTATTTTTTGATTGCCCGTTGACCGTCCGACATGGCCGATAGTGTCATACTCATCATTCCAACATCGGCCATTTTCTCCGTACCATAGTCGAATTCTTTGTTTTCGCTCTCGGCTAGTTTCAAGCCATTTTATGACGTTTTCGTCCGTTTCGTCGTGATAGCTAGTACCGTTAATCACTTTCATTGTCTGCCCCTTTATAATCCACTGTTAAAACATACTAAAGCAGTATGCACGATTGTGTCAATGTTTTTTATTGATCGGCCATAGTACCTTGATATGGTTTTAATATTGTTTTCTAGTCTTGGATATTCCAGGGATAAATGGTCAATTTCCCTTCCTTCCTGCGATAGGTGAGTTAATGCCCGAGATAGTGCGATAATTTCTACTCGCCTCTTTTGTACTTCCCTTAGCCTAGTTGACCCGGATTCGAGGCGAGTATTTCCGCCCCAGTATATGCTATACCCATATTCGTCTTTTTGTATATTGTATACTATAGTATCCTCCATTTCTTTTCCCTCCGTTTGATTATCTTCCTCGGATATTCTGGGCAATTTTCCCTATATTCCCTAGCACGTTGCTTTATATCTGCTAGGCTAGTTTCGGTAGTTTCTTCCTCCCAGCCTTGCCCATAATCTAGGCATAATGTCCAAACGTCAATAGTTTTTCGATTATACATGATTATACTCCATATCTAATATAATAGATACATTCCCATTTTTTATATGTATTTCCCTTTCACC